GTTGGCGTTCTGCAACTGACCCTGTAGGGCTTGCACCTGCTGCGTCAGTCCATTGATGTGGCTGCCGACTTGATGTTGGACGATCTGCTGCACGGCGTCGATGCCGCGCTGCTCGTCTTCCGACACGTTGGCCCTCATCTGATCGATGGGGTCCGGCGGCGGCGGGGGCGAAGCCATCTGCTGTATGCGGCCTGCCCACTCGTTCCGTTCTGTAGCTAATTGGTTGCGTTGCTCTGCAAGATCTTGCTGCGTGCGCGTAAACTGCGCCTGTAGGTTCTTCGCCAGCGGCACCAGCGGTTGGTACTGCTGCGGCACAGATTGAAGATCGGCGCGAAGCCAATCCGTTTGTGCCGGATCGAAATCCGATGTCTCGCTGTCAGAGTGTCCAGCGTCATCCGACGGGGCCGAATCCTGGGTGTCTTCAAAGAGATCGACGGTGTTCGTCGACTCTTCTGAAGCGCCAGTGTCGGGTGCCACGTCCTCGTTGCCGGAGTCCAAGTCCAGTATTCCTTCGGACATCCTTTACTTCTCCTTTGTCGCCTGCTCGGCCGCCGCTAACGCTCCATCGGGCGTGTCGCCCCAATAGATCGGTTCGCTGGGGCGTGGAGCAGGGCTGGTTACGTCGGAGGTTATGTGGTTGCGCGAGCCACCGACGGCGTCGGACGACTCTACCACGTTGTACTTCTTCATCAGTTCTAATTTGTGGGAATAGCTTCGTACGACCTCACCGAAACCGGCGTGGTACTTGCCGTACATCGACGAGTGGTCGTGGTGTATAAGGTTGTTTTTATGGAAGCGCATCGTAGCGGCCTCGCCGCACTCGGCGCAGGCGATCTCGCGCTTGATCGTCGTATGGGTAGAGAATGCCACGTCAATCATATTGTTACCGCAGCTATCGCACTCAAAGTCATGGAATACCATCGGTTAGCCTTGTCCTGGTGCGCGTTGGACCGCTTGACTCATCTCTTGCGCCTGCGACCGTACGAGGCTTATGATACCGCCGTCGCCTTCGCTGGCTTGGCCGCCATCGGCACCGGCCGCCTGCGGTGCGCCGCCTTGCGCCATCTGTTCGAGGTATTGCTGATGCTGCGCCATATGGGCTTGGGCGACTTGCATGACCTGCTGCTGCTGCGGCGGTAGCATTTGCTGAAACTGAGGCATTTGCTGTAGGGTCTGGTGGGTCTGGAGGTGGATCTGGTGGTCTTCTTCGGGTGTGACGCCTGGGTCGCCGCCGGCGAGGAGGTACGCTATATTCTCTAAGTTAGCGGCCTTGATGGCGTCGGCGTTTTGCGTCTGGCCTAGGTACTTGTCGGGGTCTTGGACGCGGAACGCCTTGAGCAACCCTTTGATCGCTTCCATACGGTTGATCTCCGGCAGCCCGATGGTGAAGTTAAACAATTGCAGCGCATCCTCGCGCTCCAGCTGCTCCGTCAGCGGTTGCATCGAGCCGGCTTGGATCTCCACCTTGAAGCGTACGCGCAGTAGGTTGGCATCGACCGCCTCAAAAACAGGGTCGGCCTCGTTCTGGGCGACGTTGATCAAGAAACTTTCGGGGGTGTAGCGCGGGTCAGCCATCATCCGCAGCGAGTTGCGTACGATGGTGCGGTAGCAGTCGGCTACGCGTAGCTGCATCCACTCGCGGTTGACTTGCGAGAAAGACGCTTGTAACGACGCTTGGGTCGCCGTGACCCTGGGGCCGCTGCCCATCTGACTGACGTTGAGGGTTTGCTCCTCGTAGGCGGCCGCTGTATTCTCCAACCCGATCTGGTCGGGCGGTATCGAACCAAAGTCAACGCCCCTCATCGCCGTGGCGGGGTCTTCCACCCAAATGATCTCGCCGTCGCGTCCTTCTTCCAGCGTGTCGCCCAAGTCTTGGTTGGCTTCGCGCTCGCGGCGGCTGGCGAGGACGATGCGCTGGAAACGCTTCAGCAGGTCGGCCCGTCTGGACACCGACTCCACAATCAACGATTGCGTGTCCTCGACATACGCCATCGGCGGTTGCCCATAGAAACTCTTCTCGGTCTGGTCGAACTTCATCGCAAAGTACGGAAAGCCACCGTCAACAAGGTAACCGCCGGACTTCTCAAACTCACCCGTCATAAGTGGTTCGCCGGTGAAGGGGTCGGGCTGCGTCACCGCCTCCATCGCCAGCATCGGGTGGTCTACTTCTTCTATCGGCTCTTTGACGCCGTCGGCAAAGGTGATGCGCTTTTTGTGGATGCGGTCGTGGACCTCATACAAGCAGACCATCTTGCCGCGCTCTTTGGAGGCGGTGAGGGCGTCGTGTTCGTCGGAGTGGGCGGCATCCTCAAAGTCTTGCATCATACCCGCGCCGGACGCATCGCCAGACATCGGCTCTATCTTGCTTCGGTTGGAAAACCGCTGGTCTTCTTTAACAAATTCCAGCGGCACCAGCATCTTCTCGATGATGAAGCGAGCGTGCGAGAGCTTATGGGGCGGCGTCAGGGGGTCGAGGTAGACATTGAACGGCGAGATCCGCTGACAGTATGGAAAGTCGTTCTCCATCGAGTCGTTGACGACGTAAGGCGCTTCGATGTCGTCATCGCCTGGGGGGTTATAGCCAAACTTGAGCCACCCTACACTACAGAAAAGGGCGTCGAAGATGCACTGCTGCACCTCGGACTTAGCGTCCATCTGCTCCAGCGCCGCATTAGCGACGCGCTCTAGTATCTCGGCAGCAAACTCGCGCTGCGGCTCGTCCACCTTGAAGTAGACATGGGGGTAGTTAAAGCTCACCGACGCAATGATCTGGCGTGCGAGCGGGTACATCCGCGAGATCTTAACGATCTTGTCTTCGCTCAAGCCTGGCACGTCGAAGTCCAGTTCGTAGGTCTTCAGCAAACGACGCCACGTCTTGTGGCGGTCGCGCATATACTTACGACTGTTGTCTATCGCGCCTTGCCAAAACTCAATCTGGGCTTGTTTCACAAAAACCTTCGCGGTGAAAGTGAACGGACTACTTCTTTTTCGGCGTACGCTTCTTGGTATTCGTTATCTTCTTACCCGTCGCCTTGCTGGCTTTTTGAGCCGCCGCACGGCCCGATGGGGTATAGGCGTAGTGCTTCGATCCTACTTTTGGCATTATTTCTTAGCTTTGCTAGCCTTGAGGTTGTCGGCACCGGCCGGACGGGGGGTGACGCGGGTCTTATTGGACTTCGGCTTGGTCTTCGTCGAATGGGGGGTGCCGTTAAAACCTTTCATCGTCGTCTCGTATCGTATGCCGACGGGGTATAGCGCCCCGACGGTCGTTTTGTTCGTCAAGCGTTGGCGTAGCGGCCATTGCGTCGGCCGGTTTGGGTAGCTAACTCGTCGATCATCTCTTGGCCGGTGCCTTCGTAGGGTTCCGGCTCTTTTTGCTGGTGCGGCTTGTATACGTGCATCATCGCGTAGCGCAACTCGTCGGCGGCGTGGTCCTCGGCCGTCGTATCGAGGTCTTCTGGGTTCTTCGTCGAGCGCGGCAGCGTCGGCATCGTTCGCATCAGCGCGTCGTTCCACCCGTTAAAGCAATAAAAACGCTCTTTTATCAAGGCATCGTTTAAGACGCGCCAGCCGGTGACGCGGTCGTTGTTGGCTCGCGTCAAGAAGATGCCGTGGTCGGCGAAGACATCGGCCGGCGAATGATTGATAACCTCCGACAAGCGCCGCTTTACAAACATCGATGGGTCGGCGTAGGTCGCTTGCGGATACCTGCCGCCGGTGAACGGACAACTCTCAATCATCTGGGCGATGCGGTGCGCGTGCTGCGACGCCGTCGCGTTGCCCTGATAGTACTCGCATAGGCGGTAGACGTTGGAATCGTAGTCAACGCTATACAGCGAATAGCAACTTGGAGCGCTTTCTCCATAGTCTAATCCGCCAAAAAGTGGCCAGTGATCCGGTATCTCAAAGCTGGGTACCGCGATCTTCTTCGCGTCCCAGTTGGTGAAGTATTGACCAACAAAAGCGTTCCAATCGCCCTTCAGCCACGCGGCGACCAGCGCCTCGTCGCCCACGCCCTCCAGGCGCTTGATATAGCCTGGGTCGCGCTCCAGTAAAATCTTGTTGTCGGTGACGAGGCTGCGGATATACATCCGCTTCATGCCGTCGTCGCCTTCAATAATCGACGACTCCGGTCCTGCGTCAACGAAGTACTTCTTGATGTTGCCGTGGTTGGCACCGCCTGGGTTGCCCGACGACCGTATGCGCTTATTGGGTATCGTCGCTGAACCCGTCCGCAAGCACGCCTTCAGCTTGTGGTAGGCTTTCATGTCGGTCCAACTCGTCAATTCGTCCCAGCCGATCCAGGTGTACTGTTGCCCTTGAAAATGCTCGGCGTCGGCGTCGTTTTCTAAGTGGCGCAGCTTCAAGGTCGCGCCGTTGGCGAACTGCCATTGATGCGTCCCGACCTTGTACTCGGCGTCGGGGTAGGCATCGCGGAAAATAATACGCGACCGGTCAATAATCTCATCTAACTCAGGGTAGGTGCGTCGTATCAGCACGCCCTTCCAGTGTTCGCCGTAGGTATCGACATCCGCGAGGTAGTCGCCTAGTAAAAATTCAGATTTTCCACCCCCGCGGGCTCCTCCAAAAAACAACTCATCGACAAACGAAGCGCGAATCGCCTTTTCCTGGGGTCCAGCCTGCGGACGCCAGGTGTTCATTACTGCTGCTTTATAGGCACAAGGGCATATCCCGTATACCCACCGGCAGTTTTCTCAAAGTAACTTCCGCTTGGCTGCCCTGCTTGGTTCCTTGGCTGCCCTACCTTCGCTTTATTAATTGCCATTTGAGCATCCCTGGCGTTGGATTTAACAACCTTAAAGCCCTTAGGAGGCTTCTTCATCCAACTCGGCGGCCCACTTACCATCTTCGTCGGCTGTGACCGCACTTCTGCCATCGACCTGCGCTCATCCTCTGGCGTGTCTTCAAAGCCATCCTCCTGCTGCATCAGCGACAGCCCAATCGCATCCTCGCCAGCACCCTTCCCACCGCTTGCCCTAGCTATGGCTGCGGCCTTATCCGCTTCATAATCAGCCCAAGTCTTGTTGTCCGGTATCCTCTTGTTGTCCGGTATCTTCTTGTTCATAGCACTGTTTCCTCGACTAAGTTGGCGTCGGTCATCTGACGGTTCTGGGCGACCCACTCCTCGTAACTTTCCGCTCGCGGCGGCAGGTTGAGGCCTTTGATCTCGACGGTATGGTCGATTTGGACACGGTGATCGCCGACTTCTTCGCGTATCTCCTTGAGAACCTTCAACTTAAGCGCGATACGCTGGTCGTCGATCTTGTCGTACAGCCGCTCCAGCGCCAACACGCGGTTCTTCCTCCACGCCAACGGCACCTCATCGAAGTCCTGGCGGTCGCGCTCCAATTGCGTTTGCAACTCCGCATCGAACTCAGGGTCTTTGCGCCAACGGAACACCGTCGACTTCTCGACGCCGACCGTCTTAGCGATCTTGTCGTTGACCAGCTTTGGGTTCCAGCGATCCAAGACAACCAACTGCACCGCCTCCAACTGTCGATCTGTCAGTGCCATCAGTAACTCCAGATCGTTGGCCGCTCGGCCGGAAAGTTATCTAACTCCGTAATCGTATCGAGGTGGATGAAGCGCCCCTCGCTGGATTGGTTGACGCCGATGCCGGTAAACCCACAGTCTTTAGCCGCGGCAATCACCTCATACGCCGTAGCGCCGCGGCAAGCGACGTCAAACGCCTTACCCAACGTATGAGAGCCACCGCGCTCCTTCGATATCTCCACCGGATGGTTCTCCGAACGGTAACCGCTGGAAATAGGCAACGGCACCCCCACTGTATCGCGGAGACGCTGCAACGCATTCATACTCGCTGGGTCCAGCCAACACTCGCCGGAGTAAGAGCAAATCATCTCACGTTGAGCGAAGTTAGGCCAGCGTTGCGACGGCCAGTTGGTAACCGTGTACAGCGTCTTCATGCAACGAAAATACCGACACTGCCCTTAAGGGCAACTGTACAATTGTATAGTTTTTGCGCTAGAAAAAGGCTAGCGCACACCGCCCACAGAAGGAACCTTCGCCCGACACGTGCAAATATTGCAGGTATTTAGGGGGTTGACCGTTGCTGAAAATAAGCGTATATTAAGCTTTTACAGCGCCAAAACGCCGCAACGCTGTACACCTATTACACGCTGTACACCTAGTACCCTCCGCTAAAAGTTGTAGGCAAGGAAGAACAACGGTGTACTACGCCGGTGCCATCGTTGTCCACGTACCGCCGTATGGCACCTTTGCACTCCGGTGGGCCGGCGTACGGCGACGAAGTGGCTATTAATGCGCTATGCTACGAATTGTGAATTAATCACCACTTCGCATAATTCAAAAAAAATATCACAGCACCACAGCCGCACCGTCGGACGGAGGCCCCGTAGGTGGTGTTCAAACGGAGGCCACGTATCTGCGGGTATATTCGGGTTCGATTCGGTTTAAAGCGGCCGTGGTCGCTTCGCCTTAGATCGCGTCGCCAGCTGCGCCAGATCTGTGCCGATCTCAGCGCCAAAACACCCTGAAATAAAAGCATGATAATTGGCCTTTTAATGCATTGCAGCCGTCTACCTGGCGGACAATCGACGCCAAACAACGCCGACGACCGACCGACGACCGACGGCCTATAGATGAACGCGCATAAATTGATTGCCATAGATTGCGTGTGATCGCGTCGCTACATATCAGCAGCGCCTATCAGCGCCTATCAGCGCCTATCGCGCCCCTTGTCGCCACCTATCGCCACCTTGTCGCCGTCGTCGTCGTCGTGCCGTCTCTCGATCCATAGCGCCACAAACGCAAAAGCGCCGCCAACGTTGGAATCTTGTTGGCGGCGCTTGTCGTCGTGCTTGTCGTCGTAGCTTATTTGGTCAATGCCTTTTCCATGTTTTGGATGTCTAACTTTCGACGTACGCGCCGCACTTTCGTAGCAAGCGCTTGCGTTGAGTCAATGCCAGCGCTTAGATATGACATCAGGTAGACATAAGCGCCAGCGCTGTCGTCGTATTCATATACACTTTCGTAGGCGTCGTCGAATCGAAATTCATTCATCATTTACTTTCCTTTTTAGCCACTATCCTCATATAGACGCCAACTAAAATATACGGCAACAATTCGCCGATCAATTCGCCCATTAGTGTACCCCAATCACGACCGACACACCCGCCGTGTCACTACGGCCGCAAAAATG